GTCATAGTCCTCAGCACTGCGCAGAGAAGCATACTTGATGTCGTCTGCGTACAGCTTCGTCTCATCCGCACCGGAGGGGCTCTCGGTCACGGCAGTCAGGCCGTTCCAGGCCACGCCTTTGTTGTAAGCGCCCTCAGCGCTCATCGGGTACAGTACACCCTGCTTGGTACCCATCTCGAACTGCTTCTTACCGGTTGCATCCCAGATCAATCTAGCCATAAATTTTCTCCTTATACATAAATGGTAAACGTCGTGTGGTACAGCCCGTCCGAAATAAAAGAACGGTCGCAGGCGCACTTGGGCAGCACGCTTACGGCCGTCTTCAACTTCGAATCGGGGTCTCTGTCTATCACCGTCACCGTGTAAAACGGATGCTGGAGATAGACCTTGTCATTTGCGTGGCGGTTCTGGATGCGGCTCTCGCTGTACACGATGCAGGGGTATTTCAGCCTGTATCCGGAGGGCGGCTGGAAATAGAGGTTTTCTGCTTTGCGTGCCTGCCGCAGCACATTCCGCAGCAGGGCGTCAAGCTTCAGCCGTGGTTCCATTCCATATCCCTCCCAGTGTCAGGATGAGCCGGGGGTACTGTACCTTTACCCCATCGATCTTCCAGTTCTGCCCCATAAAGGTCGCGTAGCGCATGGCGTAGAGATTCGCGGCGGCAAAGGGGTCAGCCAGGATGCTCAGCTGGTTGCCCACCGTAATGTCGGGGTTCACCTTTTCGCCGGTCTGCATCTGGCGGCCAAACTCCAATACGTCGCCGTAATAGTGCCGTTCCACCATCTTCTCCACGTATACGCTGGGGCTCTCCTCACCCGTCGCATCCGCAAACCCGATCTTCCCGCTCCACTTCATCGCAGATCTCCATCCTATTTTGATTTTTTAAGAAAGCCTGAGAGGTTTACTCCTTGCTTGCCGTCCAGGTCTTGGCGGCAGTGCCGTCATAGGTCTTCACGCCGGTCGCCTCTGCGTATGCGATGGGCGCGAAATAGTTCTTGCTGTCGCAGATGATAAGGCGGCCCAGCATGAAGGCGCGGCCAAGGTCGGCGGCGCTCACCTTCACCTTGTGCTCAGCGTCAGCATACAGCTTGCCGTCGGTGTGGCCGTAAGCGACATATGCGCCCACGTGTACGTCCTCGGTACGATCATAAAAAGGTTTCAGGGTCATTTTTGATCTCCTTTCTTTTGCAGTGTCTGCCCTCTGTCGCAGCGCACTGCCGTTTACGCCCAGACGAAACTTCATTCGTCCAGCAGTCTCAAAACCGTCCTGCCAAGGGCTCCCCTTTCAAGGGGAGGTGTCGGCGCAGCCGACAGAGAGGTCCCAACGGGCGAGTGCTCTAAAGTTAAAGCGCCTTAGAGGTTTATTCTGTGCCTGCCCTCTGAGGAAAAGTGTCAGCTGAGCCGACGGAGAGGGCATCCGGCGCTCTTTACGCAGCCGCCCACTCGATGGCCATCGCGCTGTAGGGAGTCGTCAGTGCGCCGGAGCAGCGGGTCTCGATAAGGTACTTCATGGCGTTGTAGTCGATGTCGAAGTCGTCGAACATGGAGACAGCGCCGCCCTTGTCTGCGCCCACGGTGTAGTCGGCCAGATTGACGATGACAGCGGCCAGATCACCGCCCTTGGCGCCCTTGCGGCCTTCCATCTCAGGCACAGTGACGATCTTGCTCACGCGCAGCTTGCGGGCCAGCGCAGCCTCGTCGGCGTAGAGCGGGCGGCCCATGCCGTCCTCCAGCAGGAGCATCTCGGTCAGAGCGTCCTCGGTGGTGAACATGGCCGGGGTGCCGCTGCCGCGGTACTCCTTGCGGCTGCGGATGACCTGCTTGATAAAGGCCTTGTACTTGTCCTCCACCTTGGTCAGGCCGGTCGTAGCCACCTGTACCTTGATGGTAAACAGGTCGGCATCGTTGAAGATAGGACGGATGCAGTTCTCGTCGATCTTGTCCTCGCTTGCCGCCTGACGGCCATCGCCCAGGATATAGGCCAGCGCCAGCTCACGGTTCAGCTTGTAGCGCATCTCGTTGCGCAGCCATGCCACAACGTCGAAGCTGTTGATGTCGATGACGTCGTCGCGGTCGAGCTTCTGCTTCTTGTACACGGTGGTCGGGCCGGTGGCGCGGCGCAGCAGGCCAAAGACCTCTTCGATTTTATAATTGCCCTTCACATAACCCTTGGCACGGGCATCTTCGGGGGTCAGGTCTGCGAACATGCTCTTGAAGCGGCTGAACGGGATGTGCTTCACGCCGCTCATCACCACGCTCACCCAGTCGTCGGGCTTGTCGATGATGCGGGGCGTGGTGTCCAGCAGGTGATCCTCCGGGAACAGATAGTCGATGTTGTCGATGCTGTGGCTCAGCGCATCGATCTCGCCCTGCTCCACGTCGGCGTTCTCGAAGGCCGCTTTCAGGGTGCCGCTGGTCTTTGCGCCCTTGATGATGTTGTTGATGTCGTCGATGCTGTGCTTCAGCACGGTCTGCTTGCCCGCATCCTTGTCGAAAACATTATGCTTCATGTCGGTTTCATCCTCCTCGTTGTTGTCATCTTCACCGCCGTCGCCGGCCTGCTCTTCCTGAGCCAGACCGACCATCAGGTGACAAAATTCCTTCTGCTCGTCGGTCATGCTGTCGTAGACCTCTTCGAGCGTCTTACCATTGGTTTCCTCGGCCATCTTGCCGTCCTCCTTCTTGTCGTCGGAGTGGGCCAGTACGGCCTCCTCCAGCGGGTTGCCCTCCGGGTCCATGCCATGTTCGAGGCTCAGACTGCCAGGGTCGTTAAAGATAAAGGCTTCACAGCCCTCATCGTCCAGATTGTCAGCGCTGTGCTTCACCACTTCCTGGATGAGCGCGCCGGGGTTGCAGCCTGCCAGTACGAGGCTCAGTTCCTGAATAACGCCGTGTTTCACCACCCGTCCGGCCTTCTGCAGACAGTTGGCCCAGATGGAAAAAGCGTTCAGGTCGCCGTTCTCCACGCACTTTTTGGCCGTCTTACCGGTGGGCGTGTCGTTGAACTTGGCATAGGCGTACATGCCGCCCTTCCGGTTCTCCAGCAGTGCGTGACCAATGACATTGTCAAGACTCGAGTGGTCGTGGTTGTACACCATGGTTACAACACTGCCGCTGCACTCCTTGAAGGCGTCCTGCGCGATGATCAGGCCGCCATAACACTGCACGTCCGCTTTGGTCGCCCAGCCGCTGCAGTCGTAGTCAAAATTCACCATTTTGAAAAATATTCTCCTTTCTAAAGTTTTTTCGGGCCTCCCCTCTGTTGCAAGGCCCGGCATTTCACGTCCAGACGAAACTTTCCTCATCCAGCCGGAACTCATCCGTCCTGCCGACGGAGATGGCTATTCCGTTACCAGCTTCTCCACCGTATCTCTCCCTCTCGCGGCGGGGTCACTGCCAACCTGTGCCGCCTGTTCCGCGTTCGGAGAAAGATTCTTGTTCAGCAGCTTGTCTGCCTTGGGGTCTTTCGAGGGTTTCATGCCGATGACCTGACGGAACTCATTCGACGTCATGATCTCGTTACGGGTAAACTTGTCTGCCATCTCGGCCACCATCGAAACGGGTGCCAGCTTGAACGGGTCGCGGAAGTACATGATGCTCTGCTTAGCCTTGAGGTCTTCGCGGCTCAGGAACTTCCGCTTCAGTTCATCCACCACAGCCGCCACAAGGGGCTCGATGACTCGGTTCTCGTAATTGGTCATGACAGTGTCGTCCGCTGTGCCGTTCATGATCTCCGGCGTCAGCCCCAGCTGGCTGTAAGCCATGTTGGTCAGGTACTCGATGCTTTTCAGCAGGTTGTTCTCGAGGCTCCGGTTCAGCTGGGTGATATGCTCCGTGGCGTCAATGTAGCCGATGCCGTATCGGCTGCCCGCCAGCTGCTCTTCCAGTGTCTTCCGCCGCTCCTGCGCCTGTTCTTTCCGGGCAGGGCTTTTCACGGTGTAGGGCAGCTGGATGATAAGGTCGAGCTTTCCGCTTCCGGCCTGCTCGTCCACGGCGTCCATGATGCGCAGCTTGCTGATGAGCCGCTGGACGGTGCTGTTGGGCTCGTTCATGACAGAGTAGAAGGGGTTCTCCACGATAGCCACCTGCTCTTTCGGCAGGATAACTTCTTCCTTCTGCCCGGTCCTGTCGTTGTAAAGCTCCACCCGCACATCGTCCGGGTACCACTCCTTCACCTTGCCCACCCGCATCGACAGGATCTCTGTCTCCCCTGTCACCTGGTCCTCGTCGATGTCCACCGGCACGATGGCAATGACGCCTTCGTCCAGCAGGGAGAGATAGATGTCGTACCGCAGAGCCCTGCCCGTCTGGTCCTTGTTGGCCGAAAGGTTCAGGCATGAATTAAGGCCCGAGTCCAACACCGCATCGAAGCGGTCGTTTTCGTCGAGCCTTACGTGGTTTATGGTGATCGCTGTGGCGTCCTGCGCCATCCGGGCGTAAATTGCCGTCAGGATGGTGCGGTCGGTCGTCCGGTTCAGCCTTGGCCGGTCGGGCCGGTAGCTGTAGCCCCCTCCGTACACCCGGGGAGGGTCCCGGTTCAGAAATGCGTTCCAGGCGTGTTTCAGCCTGGCGCCAAACGAAAGTTCCATTTTGTAGCCCTCTCAGTCTCGCTCCGCTCGATAGCTCCCCCAGAGTGGGAGCCACTGGCGGGGCGGTCAACTTTCTTTTGTTTTGCTCAAAGTTTCTTATCTCGTACACTGTAGTGCCCTGCTGTCTAGATTCAGCATCTGCTGACCTTGGTAGCAGGGCCCGCCATTTTGAAATTTTAGTAAGCCTTTTTCGTCCAGTAGGGACTTACCCGGCATGCCAATGGCTCTCCCTATGGGAGAGCTGGCGCGCCAGCGCCTGAGAGGGCTATTTCTGGTCATCTTTCTTCTGCTGATCCTGCTTTGCGGCACTGCCGTTCACCACAGCATTCGCCAGCTCCGGGTT